ATCAGACTCCTCTTTTACTACAACAATCTCATAATGAGCCAGTATCGTATTTTGCCATATCTCAACTTTAGTAACAAAAAACCTCTTACCGTATAATAAAACTACATCGGGATTATTCTGATTATCCTCAGAAGTAAATAATTGAGTGTTAGTGTATAATGTAAACGAGTCTTTAGTTCTGTAACCCTCTGGTAACGTTAGCATTATTTCAGCAGGAGTAGGTTGGACATTAGCTCTTATAGTTAAACTAGTTTGTCCCCCGTCAACCCATACGAAATTTTGATATGACCCCGCACCAATTCTTATAACACTCACATCTCTCTTAAATATGTCTGTAAGCATTAAGTACCTTCATCGTATTGCCACCTTATAGAATTACGTAATAAACCAGTATCTATAAGAGTTTTACTGCTTCCTTTCTTTTCAACAGTAGCTGGAGCATTTTTAGGATCAACTCCTGCCGTTATTGTAGACTTTATATCATCAACAGCTTGTACACCAACAATACCTATAGCCCCTAATGGGGAGTATTTATTATCTATAACGTTTATATAAGCCTTATCAATTTCTTTATTCCAGTTATTCTTTTTAGCAGCAGTGCTCCTTATAAAAGATCTTTCTGGAATATTACCACCTATAAACTGTGTACCAAACTCGTTCCAAGCGGCATAGTCAACAACCCTAACACCGTCTTTACTTCTACCAGCTCCAGCCTGAATACCTACTTTTATAACAGCCTTCTTAAACTGTTTTATTCTCTTCTGTAAGTCTTTCCACCCAAAATCAGTATCTTTATAAACTAACATCCACAATTTATATTCACGCTAGTTACACGAGTACGAACTGCAAATATACAGCCTCTGCTTATTCTATCATATTCACGACCGTAACTCGTATCAGATAGACCCGTTGTAGATATTTCAGGAGTTGTATTGTTATAACTTATCGCTGTACCACCTTCTTTAACACTAGCTATATCACCAGATGAACCAGCAGTACGACCCCCAACAGTTAATATATGAGCAGCTAAATAAGCTACTAGCAAAGGGCGTTTATCTCCGCATAACCCAGGGGCAACCTCCATCTCAGCAACTAGAATAGCCCCAGTAGCATTAGGGTTTCCCGTATACTCTGGAGCTATAACAATCAAGATATCAGCAGGTGTCATTTAGATACCACGTCTAAACACTTGAGATTGTGGGTAAGCAATAATAGTACCACCATGTTTAGAATGACAAGGCACTTTATAAGCCAAGTTATCATACTGAGGTGCAAACATCTCAAACACTTGTGGAATCTCTTGCCAGAACTTATTTTGATTCTTGGTATAAGTAACAAACCCATCCAATGCACCTGTGAAACCCCCTTTAAGCTCATTAGCCCAAGTAATTGTGATTAATGGGTTATTTCTAACAAAGAATTGCAAAATAGTAGTATCTGTACCAGGAGCCATTTGAGTATTAGCAATTAACTGATATTGAGATATTGGCATAACTATAGTATCAGGATATTCAACACCATTCGTACTATCAATAATGAAAGTAACTGACTCATTTAAATCAGCTAGAATTTGAGCAGGTGTTTTACCTGACCATAATCTAGCAGCAGCATTATTACCAGCTACAAAGTTATTATTTACAGAAGTATTACTTAACCATCCACTAATCCCGTAAGCAGAATTACCGAAGAAGGCTAACCTATTCATTTCTTGTAAATGAGATTGCATAGCAGAGTTAGCTTTTCTTTGCTCTAAAGGTTTATTTGCAAAACGTGCAGCCCTGATATCTTCCAATGAAATGATGAAAGAATTACCAATAGAAACAATATTATTAGTAATCTGTATACCTTTAGCATCAGCTGTAGGTAGGTCATCAGCATAGTTAGCAATGATCTTTGCAATACCTGTCGAATCATATTGATTATAAGTAACAGTTTTTGCACCAGGGTTAGTAGTACTATCAACCGGTATTAATCTTGTTGATGCAAGTGGAGCATATAGAATATCAAAACTTCTAGCTTTGATCTGCTCTAATTCTCTAAGGAAGAATATTGACTCTCCCGCGTCTAAATTAAGTAATTCTGTCATATTATTTGCTTGCCTCTAAATTAAAACTTAATACAGCCAATGTAGGTGAAGTAATAGCACCAGTATCAGACATCCAAACTCCGATTTTAGTATTGCCAGAAGCTAAATTAGTAAATAACCCACTCCCTTCTGTAACATAAGCAGGATCACCCTTACTAACACCATTTTGAGTTAATACATAAATCCTACCCATCGTTAATACAGAAACTGCCATCGCACCCTCATATTTACCTACAACTTGAGTAGGGTCAAATACTGTAATACCAAAAACAGAACCATCATAACCAGTACTTATAGCACTAGTTGTCCATGGCACTAAACCTCTACTAACAGCATCATGCCTAGTAACAGCTATCCCAAATGCTAATTCTGGTACAAGCCCCAAATCAATTCTATCACTGTCAATTCTTCTTGTAGAACTATCAGCTATTTGCCCTTCTTGAGCCAAGTCGTAATTAAAAGCATATTCTGCCATTTACTTCTCCTAATTTATTAATTTAACCATGGTGCAAAATCAAGCACCCCAATCCCACCATTAGCAGGAACGTTACTTAAGAACGTACCAACTCTTCTATTATTTTCCCCAGGGTTTACACCATAAGTTGCCAATACTGTAAAGTTACCAATATTACTCCCGACAGGATTATTATCTAAATAAGCCGCATCCCCAGGATAAGCTGGTAACAGTGTATTATTTTTAACAAATATCCTGCCAAATGATAATATAGAACATCTATCGCCATCATTATAAACCCCATCAGAGTTTACAGGAGTGTAAACAGTTACACCAAATACTTCTTTTGTATTGTCATATAGAAAAGCCGTTAATTCAAAAGTACTACCGAAAGTACCTATTGATACGGCTTTTCCAAACCCTATGTTGCTGACAGTTATAGCCACTGAACTATCAACTCTTCTTAAAGAGCTATCAGCAATTTGCCCTTCTTGAGCATTATCAAAATTAAACTTATAAGCTGTCATTTATGCCTTTTTCATATGATGAGAATTTAATATTTCAATAGCATTAAGCTTAGGAGCTATCGCATCAGTACGTTTAACATTGTTAAGCTGTCTAATAATTGCACCATTTCCTGAGTTCATTTCAATAATAGCATCAAATCTACCTTCAACATAAGCATCAGACTTTTCATCAAGCTTAATATCAGCATCAAAATTAGCAATAACACTTTCCATAATAGAGCGATCAGTTTTGCCTAAAGTATCTTTTTCATCTAACTTAGTAACCTTAGATACTTTGTTTAATAAAGATAAACGGGCATTTACTCTCTCTTCAACCAATGAGTCCATATTAATAGCTTTAAGTTTAGCATTCTCAGCTTTCAACTGGTCAATAGTAGCTAGAGCTTTATCTAATTTAATCTCATTTGCATCTGTATTTACTTCGGTTTCAACTTCTTTTTCTACAACAACTTCACCTTCTACTTTGGTTTCAGTTTCTTTCTCTTTTTCAGACATATTTAAACCTTCATTATCTATTAAATTATCAACTTGAATAAGTGCGCCATCTAAATTAATCCTTGCCGATCTGCCAGCACGAGCAACCTCTACAATAGCTAAATGATTATAGTCAACATTAGTTTGGCGGTGTGTATATTTTTCACCCTCATACTCCCCATCTTCTTCAATAACATCAACCTTATAACCAAGAGATAACTCTTGTTTACCGCGGTTAACAATATTGATAGCGTCTTTATGAGTAATAGTTAGCGTGGTAAGTATAGAGTTACCGTCAAGCTTTACAGTTTCACCAGTCATCCCAACAAGAAGCTTATCTACATTATCAGTAGTTACAAGCTCTTTAGGGTGATCATTGGTAACTGGTATTGATTTAAGAGTATCTAGACTATCTTGCTTCAAGATATCATCAGGATGCCTAAGCTCTAAACGAGTTGTACCATCAGCGTTCATATATTTAAAAACACCTGTACGTGTAACAATAGCATCCCCTCTGAGATAACCCTCTTTGGTTACAGTTAGTTTAGGTATTACTATTTTATCAACTCGAATATCACTCAAAGCTTTACAATTCCCATATTAATGTAATTAAAATATCTTCATATAATAATAAAGTCAACATGTTCCACGTGAAACATCACTCAATTATAGCCCTACATGTGCAACGACATTGAAAATCTTCACCAAATTGCTTCTCAACACCTCTAATTGATGATCTATGTCTTACCTGCACATCATTAGGAGTATTTTTATAAGTAAGATCACTATCCCACTGGCATATTTTGCCGTTCATAACCTTATGGGATTCTCTAACTCGTTCATCATCACTGGTAACCCATTCATATTGTGTTATACCAAGTTTAGCGTGCTCATCTCTTATATAGTTTGAATTAAGCTTAGCCACTTGATCTCTAGCTATTAACCTAGCTCTATTTTCAGCTACACCGAACTTATTTTGTATTTGATTCTTTAAATCATAAATACCTGTACCTTCTCTAAAACCTGTTTGAATAATCAATGAAACATCGTTTAGCATAGTTTCAGGTATAGATTTAATAAGACGTGAGTTAGTAACTGTCCATGAACGAGCAACCTCATCTAGAGACTCATTACCTAAAGATTTAAAGATATCGACCCCTGTAACAGGCTCAGTTTTTACGCTTAATAAGCCTTTAAGGGAATTTATAACCCCATTGGTTACAAACTCTCTTATCTTCTTAGCCCTATAACTTAGACCACCTATCAATACTAATACTTCAGCATCTGCTCGTTCTTTAATATCTATAAGCAATAACTCAATATCTTCAATAAACCCATCATAGTTTAAAGAGTCTTGCCGTTTATAATGATTATTTAAAACAGGATACACTAACCTTTTTACTTCTTTTTCAATAAAGTAAACAAGCTTAAGAAGAGAGGTTTTATATTTAACCTCCTCACTTTGAGGAAAATATAAAACCTTTGCTTTTATCATTAGTCTTGTTTAATTTCTAGATTAACAGCCGTATCTTTAACTGCATTAAGTTCATTTATTAATGATTCAATATCTTTAATAAACTCATCTTTCTTAGCTTGACTAATAACTGAAGAGTGTCCGTTAAATAGAATTAAACCACTATACATAATAGTTTCAACAAACACAGGCAGTTTACGAAGTTTTTCAATTACTTTATCCATTATTTACCCTCTTATTTTAATTATAAATACTTTCTATATTATGATCACCCATAATATGAATATCTTCGATTTCATTAGTATTATCCAAATCAGCTGACATAAATCTTTCACCATCTGAATTTTCACCAGTTGGCTCAAATCTTAGCTGACCCTCGATAGGCTGTTCTACATGAAACAACTTCTCTACAGCTTTATATATACATCTCCCCTCATAAATGGAATGGGAAATAAATAAAGGTGAGAAAATCAACCCTTTAAATACAGGATTCCACTCCTTAACTGCTTCCATCCCAGTAGTAACCAATGGTAATGTAAGCAATACTCCTTCAAGAGCACAAATAGCACCACCTAGTTTTTGTTTCCAAGTAGTATTTTCCTCACGCTTTTCAAATAACCACTTAAGTGAATTATGCTCAGCAACCCCTATAACTGAACTTCCCGCCATACCACCTATTAAAGTACCCATAACAAGGCTAAGTTCTTCCCCCATTCCAAGCTCCGTCCCAAGATATGCCGCAGATGCAGAGTAGGCAATAAACCTCCCAGTAGCTGAAAGCAAAGTAGGCATATAAACAAATAAATTACTTCCTATACTATCCAAGTTTATATGATGTAACTTATTTAAAACAAAATCGCTTAAATGTTCAAATGCCTCTAAGCTTTTATAAATACACAAAGGTAATGTAGTAAATGTCGCCCATGCCAAATATTCATCAAACCCAGAAGATTCAACGATAGACTGGTTATTAACTTCAATTGCCCATAATTGTGATACTGGTAAAATAGCAGAGCATAAGCTTGCCACTTTCGCAATATCAAGAGCTATCTTTTGAAATGGAGTTGCCTCCTCTTTATGATCCTTATGACTCATATATTGATATAAAGCTATAGTCGATACTGTAGAGAATATAGCTAAAGTATTAATGCTAACTGCTATTGATGCCGCATTATATTCATCAACAATTAGACCCGCTTCGCTAAGGTCTTGGATCTCCGAATCGAAAATAGGAAGCATAGCAAGACCTGTACCAATACCAACTATCCCGCTAATAGCCAATTGAACAAGTTTAATCTTGGTACATGAGAACTTATCTAAACACTTATTATGCTCTTTAAGTTTAATAATAGTATCCTTAACAATAAGTCTATCCTGTTCGCTAAAAGATTTCACTTGCAAGCCTTCCAAGGTTCACATTTCTTAAGCTCAGAATCAACCTTTTTATAATTACCATAAACAGGGTGCACCGAATGCTTTTCTATTGTTTTGACAACAAAAAAGAAACCCATAACTAATGTTATTACAATTATTATACTACTAAAATCTTTCACGAAGCCTCTACAATAGTAATTATCTCATCTAAAGTTATATTATTACCCGTTAACAATACTGACTTATTATTAAGATCAGTTATCTGCTGATTATATTGATTAATGCTATTATTTTGATTTATAATAGCGTTATTTAAACCCTCAATCTGAACATTAATAAAAGCTATATCATCTATATTAGTTTGTTTTTCAGCATTAAGTAACGCAAGTTGTTCTTCTTTTGTAGACATATTTATTACCCTATTATTAATTAAACCCCTATTACAGTTATCGTCAAGACCATAATACAGTTATCGTCCAAACCATATCAGACACTGTGATAGTACTATTGGCACTTGATTTTATGTATAACTCAATATAATCATTAGTAGATAGTAGAAAAGGCTGAGTATCAATTGTATATATTTGACGTTTATTAGCACCAAGCACCTCTTGACCCATAGTGGGTAGTATTAACCCTAATGATCCATTCTTAACTACTTCAGTATTTATAAATGTCGCACCCCCCTGACTAGATTTTAATTGTAAACTACCACTAACAGTAAACCATAAAGTCTCAGCCCCTAAGTATCTAACTCTATTGTTAACACCAATATCCACAGTAAACCCATAAGGGATAAACGCAAAAGCACCATTGGTACCTGCTATTTTCTGTGCAACATTTGCTAATAAAACATTGGTAGTTACATTAGATGTTAGAAACACAGAAGCTGATCTTTGATATACCATATTATTCGCACTCACAGTACTTATCTCAGCATCTACATAATTCTTAGTGGCAGCATCCTGAGCTAAACTTGGATCAAGTAAATTGCGTACAAAATTAGTATTAACATTTATTGCAGCAGTAGGCAAAGCAAACTGATCTAGTCTAAATGCTGTTACCGCAGCATTAAAGTTAGTAATTTGACTCGTAGTAATATTAGTAAGTGTTGTCGCAATAGTCCCTGTTCCTGTACCCGTCACAGCTCCAGTAAGCGTAATAGGCCCACCAGCAGCAATACTATCCGCATAAGCCTTTGTCGCAGCATCAGTAGCAACGGTTGGAGTAGCTAAATTAGTTATCTTTTGACCACCCATGCTAACTGCTGCTGTAGGTGTAGCGAACTGATCTAACCTAAACGCTGTCACTGCCGCATTAAAGTTGGTAATCTGGCTTGTTACTATATTAGTAAGCGTAGTAGCAATGCTTCCAAGTACCCCTGTCCCAGTAACAGCGCCAGTTAAGGTAACAGTCTTACCGTCAACGTAGTTCTTATTAGCCGCATCAGTACCTAAAGTAGGTACACCTAAATTTATAATCTTCTGACTATTTAAATTTAAAGATGTTGTAGGAATAGCAAACTGATCTAACCTAAATCCTAAAGTAGCCGTTGTAAAATCTGTAATAACAGAAGTTGTCCATGTTTTACCGTCAACATACCCTTTCGTAGCAGCATCAGTTGCAAGGGTAGGAGTAAGTAAATTAATAAGTTTTTGACTGCCAAAAGATACTGACGTTGTAGGTGCTGCAAACTGATCTAATCTAAAAGCAGTAACAGCTGCATTGAAGTTAGTTATTTGCGCAGTAGTAATAGGCGTTAAAGTTGTCGCAACTGTTCCACTTCCTGAACCAGTTACTGCGCCTGTTAACGTTATACTAGCACCTCCAACTAATGCGTCGGCATAAGCCTTAGTAACAGCATCAGTCGCCAATGTTGGTGTAGCTAAATTAGTTATTTTCTGATTACCCATGGATAAAGACGAAGTAGGCGCAACAAACTGATCTAATCTAAATGAGGTAACTGCTGATACGAAATCAGTAATAACAGAAGTCGTCCACGTCTTAGCATCAATATAATTCTTATTAGCAGCATCAGTCCCTAGTATAGGAGTTGCTAAATTAGTAATCTTCTCACCATTAACATTTAAATTAGCTGTAGGAAGAGCAAATTGATCTAGTCTAAATGCTGTTACTGCACTATTAAAGTTCGTTATTAACGCAGTAGTAATAGGTGTCAATGTCGTAGCTATAGTGCCAGTTCCACTCCCTGTAACTGCGCCAGTAAGAGTAATCGTACCACCTATAACACTATCAACATAAGCCTTAGTAGCCCCATCAGTCGCCAGAGTAGGTGTGCCAAGATTAATAAGTTTAAATCCCGCCATATCTAGATTGGCAGTAATAGCAAAACCACTTAATGATGTTGGTACAAGGAAGTCAATCGTATTATTTTGATTAACTCTCATTAAATCCGTTCCAGTAGGAGAAGCATTTAAAAAGCTTTGAAGTGTATAAGTTCCAATAGTATCAGTACTTAAGGTCTTATGATACCACCTAAAACCCGATAGAGAACTATTTCTATGCTCGTCATTTGTCTGTGAAGGATTGCCTAAGGTCGGGACAAATAAAGCATCCTTTTGAAATGAAGCAAATGGGTCATCAAAAGTAAACCTCTGATAATTACCAAGAATAGCCAATATAGGAGTTAAGCCTTTTACAGTAATGTTACTTACGGCCATATTACATTTACCTCATCGTGCATTAAATCCCACAGGAATTGTGCGCTAATCGCATCAAAACCATCTTCAGGAGATTGATTTAAATTAATTACCCTATCATCTTGCATGTCTAAATTGCCAGGTGTCCTTATCGTGGAAATAATCCCAGTAATAGGTGGTCCACCTGTAACAAAACCATCAATAGTTAAAGCCCCTATAGAGCCTGTAAGTTGAGTATCAACATAACTTTTAGTAGCAGCATCTTGAGGATTAACAGGATCAGCTAAGTTTATACCATGGAACCCATTAAAATTGATATCACCATTGTTAGGGATAGTATTCAATTCAAATAATTGTGCAACGGGTCTATTAAACATACTGCCTACCCATATTTCGTTATGGTTTAAATTAGGCAAATGAATAAGGCTTAATGGGCTAAAAGTCGTAAGAACACCCCCCACATGGAATAAAAATCCAGGAGGTTTAGTTATTAATACCTCAGCTTTAGGAAAAGCCTCATGTGGTTGCGATACAATAACAGTAACAGTATTAATGCTATCTAATCTTTGACGAAGTAAAATAAGATCAAGCAATACATCAATTAATGCAGGTGAAGGTTGAGCAATACCATTACTATCACCAACATAAATATAATCTTCGGGTAATACTCCTAAACTACTAAAAGCTACCACCCAATCAGCATTAGTTATCCCGCCTATAAGTTGATACATAGTATTAGTACTCAAAACAAATACTAGCATCCCTTCTTCTCTACGCTCTGGCGTTACAATATCTCTAGTCGATAAGTCGGCAACAGTACGATAACCACCTTTGCCGAATATATCCTTATGGGTAGGGTATACATCAGTATTATCAGTAGGACTAATAAAGCCAGTAATAGGAATAGCACCTAAGTCAATACTCATGCGTTTAAATGACCTATAAAGTTTGTAATATTAGCAGTGTCATTATTATACCATGTATTCGCTGAGTCTTCTAAATAAGTTAAATAAGTAGGAGTGGTAACATCAAGCTCCACATCATTGAGAACAGGATTAAATGAATAATAAAATAAATTATCTAATGTATATTGTGATCTTAAATATAAATCTGTGTCAATAGCACTAGAAACCGCAGGAATCCCAACCTGTAGTAAATTATAAAGAAGTTGAGCAGTATCCTCAAATGGAATACCTGAACCTATTGGAGGTACAGAAATATCATGATCTTCGGCAATACCAGTCCCTATAGACAAAACACAAGCTCTTTTAGCAGTAGGCTTATTAACTCTAGCTAAACTTAACCCCAAACTTGTAGGGTTATTTTGATATATTCCGCCATCAATATATTGATTACCACCAAAGTTAACAGGGGGGAGATAAGTTGGAGCTGCCGAAGTAGCTAACGCTACATTTACAGCAAGTTCATTTTGACCAGAAAATTGGGGTAAATTAACATTAGAGAAAAATATACTTCTAGATGTATTTGCTTGTAACGAAGGTATTAAAACATTAGTCTGCATATTAGCTAACGTATTAGAGCCCATAAGAGTATTAAGTAAACTTCTAAGTCTTGCACTGCCGTAATTACTATTAACAGGGTCAACCGACGCATAATATTGATCATTATTACCTAATATAGCAAACTTTTCCACTCCATTTGGTACATTACTAGGTAAAGAGGCATCGATAGAACCCGCTAAAACATCTTCAACAGTTCTATTAGTAAATATCCAGGGTCCTTCTACCGTAAAGAAAGGTATTAAATCCGCAACAGATTTCCCAAGACCGAAATTTAATGCACATATACCACCAA